CCCTTGAAACAGAACCCCGCTCGATGGCGGGGCTCTGAAATAGGTGCGGGTGGATAGGGGCCACTACCCCGTGCGCATCCTGCGCTCCACCTGCATTGATTGGATATCGCAAAGGGTGAAGGCCTTGCGGGTCGGTAACCCGTCACTTTGCTTACAGCCCGATGTGGCAGGTGAGACTGCCGTCTACCGAGTTTCGACCTTCGGAAACTAAAAGGCCCGGGAGAGGGGATCTTCCGGGCCATCCACCTCTGTCGAGGAATAGCCCAGGTGGAAACCACGGCATCGGCGGGGGCCTGATGATGCCGCGCCAGACCTGACAACGCAATAAAAAACCCGGCGCCAGGGCCGGGTTTCGAGTGCGTCACGCTGCGTTCACAGCAATTCACGCTGGTATGAAAACACCCTTCATTCCGCGCGTAAAACTATTTCTTCAAGCGCTCTCGCGGAACCGCTCCAGGGCGCTGTCGACCCAGCCCACAGCCAGCTTCAACGTCTCCCTCACCTTGGCCTCGCCGATCTGGTGTTCACGCGCGATGCGCAGGGCTGGCCACTTCGCGCCGTAGTAGAGCCACACGAAGTCGCCGGCCTGCGGCGCCCTGTCGATGAGTCGAGCAATGACCCGGTCGACGGCCAAGGCCATATCATCAGTGACGTGGTAGGCCTTGGGGCTCGACATTGGCATGGCTTGGCTCATGATAGCGGCGGCCGGCGACACATATCCGGGAACCCCCATTCCATCCATTCGCCACCACCCCCACTGCTCGAGGAGGTACTCGGTATCGCCCAGCAGCTTGTCCACGTAGGTTCGAGTTCTGCTCATGCCGCCCCCGGACCGTTCAGGCCAAACAGATCGCGCAGCAGCGTTTCCACCGCCGCGCCCTTCGCATTGCCGTCCTGCAGCCAGAGCCGACCATAGTCGTGAAATCCCAGCGCGCCGCGATCACCGTGCCAGTTGGCGATCATGACCAGCAGCGCAGCCAAGGCAGCAGTACCGCCCACCTTGACCTGCGCCAGTTCCTGGCCGGCCACCTTGAGAAACTCCCGCTCCAGCCTGGTCATGACCTTGCGGGGTGCCATCGGTTGTACGTTGCTCATCGGATACCTCGCGCAGTGCTGACGCTCCAGTCGTTCAGGCAAAGCATGGTCAGCGATCCGCCGAAACATGCGCCTGTGTCCAGATAGAACACGTTCCCCAGCCTGGTGAGCCTGTTGTGTGGTGTGTGCCCGACCAGCACTGCGGCAACGCCCTCGATAGGAGTGGAGTCCTCGTTCGCTGCCCTGGACCTTGCCCACAGAGCGGCGGTGACGTGCGCTTTCTCTCCGGCCTCCACGCCGGCACAGAACGCCTGCCAACTCTTCGCCTGGCACTCGGCATGAACGATCCCGACGGCGCCAGCGGCGGTCTCCACCTCGATGGCCAGCGGCAAGTCGTCGAACAACTCGGCGTAGCCTCGCTGCTCTGTCTCCGGCAAGCCAAGCAGCCACGCGCCCCCATTGGCGACATGGAGCCAGTCGTCGCCGCCATGCTTGTAGGTGTCGACGACCATCTGCTCATGATTCCCTCTGACCGCGTGGAACCAGGGCTGGCTTAGCCATTCTTGGACCAGATCCGACCCCGGCCCGCGGTCCACCAGGTCGCCAACGCTGAACAGTCGATCAACCGCCTTGTCGAAGCCGGCCTGCGCCAGCAACGCGTCCAGCAGACCAAAGCAGCCATGCACGTCGCCAACGCAGAAGTCACACCCAGCGGTGTTGCGCTCGAAGCGCTGAACCAGTGTCACTGCATACCCTCCATCCGCTGCCTGGCTTTCTCCGCACAGGCTTGAAACACCTCTATCCCCACATGCTCACGCAAGGCCTCGATCAGCAACCGGTTGGCCAAGTCGTTGTGAGCCCGGCGACTGTCCTTGCGCAGTCTCGCGATATGGTTCTGGAGACGGACCTTGTCTCGGTTCATCCAGCGGAGCGCGGTGCTGGCCCGGCTGTACCAGATATCGTCAACGCAGCGCCCCGTCGCCTTCTGCTCAGCCTTGGCCGCCTCAATCTGGCTGCGACAACTGATGCAGGAAGCGCTCAAGCGCTCCATCAACTCTTCGCACTCCTCCAGTGTGTTTGGGAGGGTGATCGGGAATTTGTGCTCGGTATTCACGCTGTTTTCCCCCTGCCGTACTGACGGCCCTTGTAGGGTCTGGCCATTGCGACTTCTTCATCGCTGGGCTGATAGCCGCCGATGATCTCCACGAAGCGGTGGTACTGGCCCTGGTGCTGAACGTGCGCCACGCCCACCTGCCCGTGCCGGTTCTTGTCGACGATCAGTTCGGTAATGCCAGCCTTGCCGGCGTCGCTTTCCTGATCCCGATGGACCAGCACCACCACATCGGCATCGGCCTCTATCTGCCCGGAGTCGCGCAGGTCGCTCTTGGTCGGGCGCTTGTTGCCCCGCGCCTTCGGCCCACGGTTGAGCTGCGCCAGCACCACCACGGGCACGCCGAGTTCCTTGGCCAGGCGCTTCAGGCCCTTGCTGATCTCGGTCACCACGTCGTAGCGGCTCGCGTTCCGCTGTTCGCCCTTGATCAGGCCGATGTAGTCGACGGCAACCAAGCCCAGGCCATGCTCGCGCTTCACCGTCCGGCAGATCTGGCGGATGTCCCTGAGCGTCAGCGAGGCGTCGTCGCAGAGGATCAGCGGGGCATGGTTGAGCTTGTTCACCGCACCAGTCAGGCCCGGCCAGTCTGAATCGGCCATCGAGTGGCCTTCGGCAATGTGCTTGAGCGGAACGCTGCCTACTGATGACAGCACGCGGTTGGCCAGCTCGACATCAGTCATCTCCAGGCTGAACACCAACGCCGGCTCGTTGCACGCCAGCGCCACCCGCTCGGCGAACCCAAGGCCAAGCGTGGTCTTGCCGCTGCCCGGCTCCCCGGCCACAACCACCATGTGGCCGGGACAGATACCGGGAATGAAGGCGTCCAACGAGGGCAGGCCGGTGTCGTACCCCAGCTTCACCTCACGGTTAAAGCGCCTGTCGATGCCGTCGATGGCCTCCGGCAGCACCTCGCCGATGAAGCGGTACCGGCGCCGGGAGTCGAGCCCCTCGGCCTCGAGGGCAACCCATGCCTGCTGGCCCTGACTCAGCACCTCGTCCAGCGGTTCGCCATCCTGCAGACGCTGGCTCATCACCTCGGCCGCGGCGATCACCCGGCGCGCCACCGACCGCTGCTTGATGATCCGGGCGTACTCATCGGCGTTCGCGGCGCTTGGGGTGTTCTTCACCAGGTGGGCGGCGACCTGCAGGGTGCTCTGCCCGTCCGCCAGTTGAGCCCGTGCCTCGTAGAGGGTCACGATGTCGACCGCGATGCCTTTCGCCTGGCAGGCCAGCAGCAGCTCGAACAGTTCCGCGCAAGCGGGGTGGTGGAAGTCCGAAACCTCCAGCTTGGCGCCCATGTCCTCGATCAGGTCACCCTTCTGGATCATGGCGCCGATCACCGCATACTCGGCTTCGTGGCTGTAGAGCTTCGACTCTGGCACCTCGCAACCCATCACCGGGATATCTTGCATGTCGCGGTATCCGGTCATACCGAACCTCGCACGGATTTCCAGCGCAACAGCACCACCTCGCCGTTAGCGTCGCAGAGGCGATCAATCACGCGATCCCCGATGAATCGCCGGATATCGACCAGGCTCAGGTTGCTGATCAGGATGGTCGGAAGCAGGCGCTCGTAGCGGCCATTGACGACCTGGAACAGTACCTGACGCTCGAAGTCGGTGCCGTGCTGGGCGCCTACCTCGTCGATCACCAACAGGTCCGGAGCGTGCAGACTCTCGTAGACCTCGGACTCGCTCTTACCCTTCCGCCCAAACGTGTCTTTCACGCCCAGAATCAGGTCGGGTGCGGTGATGTAGCGCGCCGTCGCGCCAGCCAGACCTTCGGTGCGCAGCACCTGCTGGATGATCGCGCAGGCCAGGTGAGTCTTCCCGGTTCCCATGGTGCCCAGCAGCATCAGCGAGCGACCAACCTTCCAGTTCGAGGCGAAGTCGTCTGCGTAAGCCTTGCAGCGAGCCAGGACTGGCGACTGCTGGTCCGGTGCGAAGTCGGTGCGGTAGTTCTCCAGGGTCGCCGGTCGGAAGCGCGGCGGTATCTGGCTCTCCAGCAACGCGGCGTTGACCATCCGGGCATCACGCGCAGCCTGCGCCTTGGAGCGAACCTCCGGATCGGATGATTGGCGAGCGTCGAACTCGCAGCGCCAGCATCCAGTCCAGACGAACCCGCCGTCGAACTGCTCCTGCTGCTTGCTCTCGAAGCCGCCGTGAACGGGGCAAGTCTCGTCCCTGGTTTTCACTTGGTTTTTGGTCATGGTCATGGTCTCGCAATTCGGTAGGTGCCGTCGGCCTGTCGCTCCAGGCCCTCTTCGTGATTGGTCTGGTCGAGGCCCAGATGGGGCGAAGCAGGAGGAGGTCCAGCGCGCTGCGCGCCGAACGGAGGCCGCTGGTTTCGCACCCAGTTGCGCCAGGTCGCGAACCAGTCGAGCTTGGTCGCGTTCTTCCCGGTTGCGGATCGCCAGTGATCACCGAAGCTGTCACCGACCCTGCGCATAGCTGCCTCGCCGAACTCCGGGCGCTCAGTCAATGCCCAGGTCAACCAGTCATCAGGTAAGGTCCAGTCTTCCGGCAAGCGGGAACCTCGCTTGGGCCTGTCAGTTGGAAGGGACTGCTCGGACTCTGGTGCCGGGCGCTGCTCCTGCGGCGCCAGCTCTTGATCTTTTCCCTGTCCCTGTCCCTGTCCCTGTCCCTGTCCCTTGCGATCCTCGGTAGATTGCTCGCTCGATACTTCGTGGATACTTGAAGGACTCGCTGTGCATTCATCTTTCGACGCATCAGGGATCGACGATTGATCAATGGCGGAGGACGGGTTCAGCTCGCGCAGCAGCCGGGCCGCCTCGCTTATCTTGTCCTCCAGCACCTTGGCGTCGAACGGCAGCTTCCACCGCTTGGCATTCCCCTTGCCGCCGCGCAGCCTGGCATGCAACTTCTGCAGCCAGCCTTCCAGCGCCTTCTCCGCGACCACGGGGTGGTAGAGTCGGCCATCAGAGCACTTGACCCATCCATGTAGCGCGCCTTCCTTCACCGCTCGCCAGGACTTCAGGTCGCGGCCATACTCAGCCAGGCGGGCCAGGGCAACATCATCATCAGGCAAGCTGCCCGCCGGCACCTGGTGATAAGACTTGAGCCAAAGAGTGACAGCGGCCCTCCATTCCCCGTCCGAGGCTCGAGCGTGAAACTCGGATCCGAAAAGGCGGGCGATGTCGAGCGGCATGAACTGGAAGTCCCTCAAGTCGCAATCGGTCGGCGTCATCGGCTCAGGAAATGACATCACTTCCCTCTTCAAGCTCACGTGCGAGGCGCAGGAGTTCCTCTCCCACA